AGTATGATGCAATAGGCATTGGCAGAAAAGGTACGATTGATAAGCCACAGCTACTAAAAGCTCCATTTTGGACAGTTGACACCTTGTTTTTCATGTTGCCTTTGCCTGATAACAATTTGTGTTTTCTGCACGCCATGTCGCAAGACATCGAATGGGCAAAGTTAGATGAGTCCACAGGTGTGCCATCACTCTCTAAAACGAATATTGAAAACATCCTAAGACGTGTTCCTGCCCTCGCTGAGCAAATCGCCATCGGCGACTTCTTTCGCAGCCTTGATGAACAAATAATGGCGCAAGCTCAAAAAGTCGAGCAGCTCCAACGCCTCAAAACAGCGTATCTGCAAAAAATGTTCATCTAGCTCCACCATTGCAACGACACAAGCCTCCTGCATAATGAATAAGGCGGTTTTCGCCAAATTTCATTACACAGGAGGTTTCTCATGCCTACAAAAAAAGCAGCATCTCAATATTTCCATGAGTATTTTGCTGAGTGGATAGAGCTGTACAAACAAGGGCGGTGCGCCCTGTCACATATCGGAAATACACGATAACATTGCGGCGGCTTGCCGAGCTTGCGCCGAACCTAAGAATTTACGAGATTGACAAGCGCCAGTATCAAACCCTACTCAATGCCTACGCCGAAACACACGAAAAGCAAACCACAATGGACTTCCACCGCCATCTGAAAAGTGCGTTGATGGATGCCGTTGACGAGAGGTTGCTGCCGTCTGATCCTACCCGAAAGGTCATCATCAAGGGTAAAGCGCCCGCCAAGAAAAAGCACAAATTTCTAAGTCAATTTCAGCTCCAAGCCCTGCTCGAAAGCCTATCATTACCAAATGAGCCAAATTGGGATTGGTTTATCTTGCTCATGGTCAAGACAGGGCTGCGGTTTTCCGAGGCGTTGGCACTAACACCAAGTGACTTTGACTTTGCATCGCAGAGGATAAAAATCTCAAAGACGTGGGATTACAAAAGCACTCATGGCGGATTTTCAGACACCAAGAACAATTCCTCAAAACGAGTGCTACAAATAGACTCCTTGCTAAGTCAGCAGTTTGCTGATTTAACAAGGGGCTTGCCGGAAGATAATCCGATTTTTGTGAGCGGTAGAGTATTCAACTCGACCGTCAATGATCGGCTCAAAAGGTTGTGTCAAAAAACGGACGTGCCTATCATATCGTTACATAGCCTACGACACTCGTATGTCAAGCAAAAGCTAAAAAAAATGTATTACAATTCGGTTACAGCTTTCAAAGCCTGCGGATAGCACCGCAGTTTTTTTATGAGAGATATACGCCTTGCCGTTTTAGTGCATCGGCAATCGGGTTTGATGCCTTACTGTCGTAGCCGTCAATGACGGAAATCAACTGAGCATCACCCAATCCGTTTTCCACCCAATCAAAGACCTTAAATGTATCTCTTGAAATCCGGCTCAAGTCTTTAACCAGTACCGTTTTAATTTTCCCTGCGGATATGTCAGATTGCATCTGTGCAAAGCCCGGTCTGTCGAAGTTTAAACCACTATATCCGTTATCAGAGTAGACAATGGTGTTTTCATGGCCATGTTCATCGGCGTAGAGCAGAAGCAACGCTTTCTGAACTTGAATCCCTTCGTGGTTTCTTTGTGCTGTACGGCAATACAGAGCCGTCCTTTTGCTATTTTCCATTATTTGCACCCTTTCTCTCGCCTACAGAGGCGAAATCCGCAACTTTCCAGACAATATCAACCCTACTATCTGGATATACATGAACTTTATCAACCAACAACTCCACAAGCACCTTGCTCAACTTACCCTCGGTTGAAGCTATTTCCGCAAGACGGCGAATCTCGTCATCGGAGGTTTTTGATGCCACCATCACGGCGGTTTCAGCTTTCAATGATTCAAATGCCCTGCTTAGTTGGCTGAGTTCCGTGTCGATGGCTGTTTTTTCGGCTTTGTATGTGTCCGCTGTTAGCGTACCAAGAATCAAGCCCTCATAAAGTCTGCGTTTTTCTTCCCGGCATAGTTCCAGACGATTTTCGTACTCGGATTGCTGTTCAATGCGGAGCGGCAGATTGTCGGTATTACTTAACCCGTCTGTATTGAGGATTATCTGCGCTTGCTTTGAAATAACTTCAAAGAGCAGGTTTTCAATCTCTGCTTCACCCAATTCAAAACCATAACAATCGGCGTGAATATCCACTTTTGTATAACGGCAGACAAAAGCCCTCGTTTTTCTTGGGGCAATCTGCATTGAGTGTTTGCAACAACCGCAGTACACTTTTGCTTTTAGAGGATAGTCCGGTCTTTGCGTTTTTGGGCATTTGAACTTGGTCATGACCGACTGCACTTGATTATAGAGTTCTTTGCTGACGATTGCCGGATGGTGGTCGGGTATCTTGAACCATTCGCTTTCAGGTTTGAGCCGTGATTTTGTGCCACCTATTTCTACTACCGCACGTTTTCCTATGATATATGTGCCAGTGTACCGTTCATCTTCAAGGAAACGTATAATCGTTGACCGCTGCCAGATTCCGATAGTGCGTGAAGTGTCGTGCATAGCATTACCGTTTGCCTTGCGGTATTCGGAAGGCATCGGGATTTTCATGTCAAACAGCATCTTAGCGACATCCTGTGCGTTCCGCATGGTCAATGCCCGCTCAAAAATCAATTTCACAACTGCGGCCGCTTCTTCGTCAATCTCCATGCGCCCATCCGCGCCTTTACGATAGCCGTATGGACAAATAACGCTCTGGTACTCGCCACGCTTCATTTTGGCATACTTTGCTGTCTTGCTTTTTTGGGACATATCGTGGCTGTAGTATTCGTGCATCAAAAATTTGAACGCCACTTGCATACCACCAGTATCTTCCTTGAAATCGTCGGAATCGAAACTGTCCGATATAGATATGAAGCGTGTGCGGAAGATTGGGAACACCATTTCTATGAAATAGCCTGTTTCAATGCTGTTTCTCCCGAACCTCGAAAAATCCTTAACGATGATGCAGTCGATTTTGCTTTCCCGCACTTGGTCAAGAAGCTGTTGCACGGCAGGGCGCTCGAAGTTTACGCCGGAGTAGCCGTTATCAACAAACTCAATTATCTCTATCTCCGCATCATGTAAGAGTTCCAGTGATTCAATATGGCGGTCGAGCAGCAGCCGTTGGTTGGGGATGCTCAAACTGTCGTACTTCGCATCTTCCAAAGAGAGGCGAATGTATTTTGCGATGGTATATTTACCCATTGACCGTAGCCTCCCTTTCTACTGCATCGTATCTTGTTTTGCTTTCCACATTGCCAACATTGCTGCCAGCATAATGAGAATCTAATCCGCAGACTTCGTTCACCATATCGAATCCCTTGTCAAACAGGAAGTCAACTTCAATTCTCCTGTCGGAGAAGAAGCGTATCTGGTCAACCAAGCTGTTAATAACTGTTTGCGTGATTCCGTTTTTTTCGGCATCGGCAATCAAATCGGAAAGTTCCAGATACTCAGCAATCTGACCGTCCAGTTCACTAAGCGTTCTCGATAATTCCGCAGACCGGGCAAGGTTTCGTTGCATTTTGGTTTCGTAACCAGTTCGCATTTCCTTGTACTCATCAGAAGTGATAAGACCGTTGACAAGGCTTTCGTATAAGCTCTTTAACATTCGCCCATCTTTGTCCGCTTCATGTTTGAGCGTGGTTAATTCATTTTTTGAATTGTTTCGCTCAGCGTCAGTTTCACAGGAATTTTTGCGGAGTTTAAGAGAGTTGCCCAAGATAACATCCGCTTGCGCCTGTACCATCGTAAGCAGGGCTTCTTTTATATCTTCTTCCTGCACCATAAACGATTCGCAAGAGCCACGAGCCTTTCGGCTGTTGGAGAGGCAATGAAAAACATATCTATCTTCTCCCGCCTTTTTCCGTTGCCAACCCCTCGTCCTGTGCATACTGCCACCGCAATGACCACAAAACACTTTTCCCTTGAAGATATTTTGCGAGTATGGTCTTTTAACACGGGCGGCTGACTTGTCGGCAAGAGCCTTCAAGCGTTCCTGTGCTTCTGCAAAAATATCCCTGCCAATGATTGGCTCATGTGTGTCCTGTACCCGAATCCATAGGCTTTCATCCACCTTAGTCTGTTTTCTGGCTGTGCTTTGGCTTTTGCCCTGCACCAAGTCCCCCATGTAGACTTCGTTTTTAAGGATTTGGAGTATAACAAAGGTCTGCCATGAGCCGTTTCCGATAAGGTTATCGTTCGTGATTATCCCAATCGACTTCCTATAATGGCTTGGCGTAGGTATATTTCTTTCGTTCAGCATACGTGCAATGTGGTTTATGCTTTCCCCATCGAGAAACCATGTGAATATATCACGGACGATTGGGGCGGTTATCGGGTCAACCACCAGCTTGTGGCAATTATCCTCTGCCTTTAAGTAGCCGTATGGCGGTCTTGCACCTACATACTCGCCGTCTTTCATAGCTTGCCGTTGCTGTGCCTTGATTTTTCTCCCAATGTCGAGGGCGTATGCTTCATTGATAATATTCTTTAGGGGAAGAATCACACCAGCACCGCTGTTGGTATCAGCCGTACATGAATCAAAGTCATCGTTGACGGCAATGAATCTGCATCCGATTGAGGGCAAGAATTTTTCGATATAATAACCTGTATCAATGGCATTTCTCCCCAACCTCGAAAGGTCTTTAACCATAATGCAGTTGATAACACCGCTTTCCGCATCGGCAAGCATCTTCTGAAATGCCTCACGCTCAAATGTTGAGCCGGAGATACCGTTGTCGATGTAGAATCCGTGCAGTTTTATCTCAGGGGCAAGTGAAATGAAGTTTTCTAAGATTGCTTTCTGTGTTTCGACCGAATCGCCTTTTTTCTTGTTGTCCTCAACCGAGAGCCGGATATAAGCCGCCGTGTTGTATACCTTCATTACAGGGGAAACATCGGCGATTTCAGACTCTACGTTTTTTCTGCTTTTACGTGCCATTACGCCACCTCCTTTTGAAGTAGCGAAAGAGCGTTTTCATATTCGGCTTGGTAGTGGAATGTGACCGTCAGTTCCGTTTTACTGACAACATGGATGCTATGGATAAGATTTGCTACTGTTCGGCGGTCGAGTTCTTCAAGGCTACCAAAAGTCTTGAAATGCTCCATCCACCGCAGCCGTTCACTTTTCCCTTCCATTACATCGTCAAGCTGTGCTTTTAGGGATTCAATGGCTTCCCTCAATCGCATTTCGTCATTAATATACTTGGATTTGTAGGACTTAAAATCGTCTTTGGAGATTGTCCCGCTAATCATGTTTTCGTACAGTGCGGATTTGAAATTGCTGATTTGCCCTAACTGCTTCTCGTTTTCAGCTATCTGCTCAGTATATTGTTTCGCCAGTGCATCCATTATCCGCTTGGCATCGCTCCCTGCAATGATTTCATCAAGAGAGGCTATCCCGGCAACATGAGCCTTGATGCTGTCTAAGATGCAATCGCCGAGGTCAGATTCTTTTAGGTTTACCCCGGATTCACAGCCACGTTTCTTTGTCGTCGGGCAGTAGTAATAATGATATTTGATTCCCTTATATGGAACAGCCTTGCGGGTCATGCGGCTACCGCAACAACCGCAAATCAAAACGCCCGAAAAGATATACACCTTGTCGCTGCCGGGGGCAGTACGGGTGTCCAGCCGCATTATCTTTTGGGCGAGGTTATAGTCATATTTAGTTATAATGGCTTCATGTGCGTTTTCAGTACGCTTCCATTCGGTTTCGGGCTTGTCTATCAGGTCTTTCAGCTTATAATTGAGCGTACCCTGTCGCCCTTGAATCAAAACGCCTGTGTAGGTTTCATCATTTAAAATGCGGATAACTGTGGTCGCTGACCATTTGGCTTCCGCTCTGTCGGCATACCCACCTGTTGGGTGTGGTAAGCCTCTGTCTTTTTTATATTCGAGGGGAGAGAGAACGCCGAGGCTGTTAAGTTGCTCCGCAATCCTCATGGAACTTACACCGTCAATCTTCATGCGAAATATGTCACGCACGATGCTTGCAGGGTAATCATCCGTAACAAGCTGATTATTGTTGCCATCCTCTTTTTTGTAACCATAAACAGGACAAGCACCCACATAATCGCCGTTATCACGCTTAACATTGAGTGCAGAACGGGTCTTTACGGAAATGTCACGGCAATAAGCGTCATTGATAACTGATTTTACCGAAACAATGAGGTCATCGCCGCTGTCTTTGATGGTGTCGATGCTGTCGTTTATCGCAATGAACCTAACGCCGTATGCCGGGAAGATTTTCCGCAGATAACGTCCTGTTTCAATATACTCCCTGCCAAGCCTTGAAAGGTCTTTTACGATGACGCAATTGATTAAGCCGTTCTCTATGTCGGCCATCATTTCTTTGAACGCCGGACGGTCGAAAATAATTCCAGACACGCCATCGTCCACTTTTTCCGATACTGCTTCAATATCGGGGTGATTTTTTATAAAATCGTCAATCAGCTTCCGCTGGTTTCCAACGCTGTCGCTTTCGCTGGTCTTTTCGTCCGTATAGGACAAGCGGATATATTTTGCCGCTTTGTACAGTTTTTCATTCATGGCAGATACGCTCCTTAGATTTTGGATTTCCCTATACCCAAAATTCAAAGGGGTGTATGAGCCAGCGTTATTAAGGTTACTCTATTCCGCTTTCAATCATACCCCCTTCAAATGGGCGTTGTCGAGTTTGTCGATGGTCGCATCAGGTCATCAGCCTCCTCAGACAATCTTCAAGGGAAGGCCCACTGTTTGCGAACCGGGCAGTCACGGTGAACTTCCCGCATTTGAACTGGTACGGGTTTCTGATTTGCCTGATGAACTCGGCTATCCGCGCTTCTTTCGGCAGGGTCTTATCCACTTGCACTGTGCGGATGTCTACTAATATAGTAGGGTCTGCTGTGGTG